TTGTAATGTTCGTAGGCTTTTTTAAGTGCTTCAAACTTTTCTAGTTTAGCAGGGTCTGGCACAAGTATGGCCAAGCGTTCTTCCATCTTGTTCATAAACTCTTTGAGACTTTTTCCAGCTACTGTGATATCAGTGCCGGCGGCCATATCAATACCGGTGTTACTGATATTAACAGTTGGGGGATTATTCCAGTTAACGCCTGTACCTGTTGAAGTATAATACTGTCCACTAGTCCCGGTAGTCCATCCGGTATTGCTGTTAATATTACTAATAGTAGTAATGCCGCCAACAGTTGCGCCACCGTAAGTAAAGGTGCTACTGGGTAGAGTTATTGTATTAATACTCGAATATTGATCCGATGATCCTGTAAGTGTAATCGTATCTAGAGTATCGATCATGGTGCTTGCCTGAGCACCATAATCACCTAGATCAATTTCAATATCATCAAACGTGATACTGTCCTTGTTGCTCATAATTAGGCCTTGGCTTCTTTACGAGTGTTCTTTTCTTCTGTGATTTCGTTGCGACGAGCTTTAACACCCTTAGCAACTTCTTGCAATGCTTTGCGAGCACGAGTTCCTGCTGCACCGTTACCGGCTGTGAACTTTGCGTCCTCAGCTAAGAATGCTTCGAAGTCTGCTTTGAGTTGTTCTACTGTTGTTGACATAATGTTTTCCTTAAAGTTATGTTCTAATACTTATAAGCCACCCTGTTTGCAGAGGCTTAAACCTGGTATGGTCGGTAGGTTTCGAACCTACAAAGGCTACGTCTATGACTACGCCCCGTCCCCATTCTAGCCTATGGGGCTAGCGGGAGGTCTGCCAATTCCACTCACGACCACAACTATATTATATAAGCCTTTTTAAACAAATGCAACCTATTATAATTGATATATATGATATGATCGGTAACATTGACGAAATTTTAAAAAACGGAATAACAATTCAAAGTTCCGGAACCAGCGGTCCTCCAAAATCTTTTTTTCAAAGCCCTTCCAAAATTAAAGCCGCCAACTTAGTTGCACTAGAGTCTCAAAATATTACCGAGACCAGTAAAATTTACACCTGCTGTAAATTGACACACGCAGGCGGACTTCTAACTCAGACTGTTCCTGCACTGTCTATAGGTGCTACTGTTGATATTGTTAAGTTTTCAGCCTACGACTTTGTTAGAGACATTGTTAAATACACTCATAGTCATATTACCCCCTTACACGCAAAAGTAATTATGTTGACTAAAGGTTTTAAATCGTTAGATCTATCCGGTATATGGATAACCTGCGGAGCCGAACCGGTTGCTTGGGATATCATAGAATCGTTTGTTAGCAAAGGAGCCATCTTTATGACCAATTGGGGTATGAGTGAAATTGGTCCTATTGCCATTAACACAGTTTTTAAAAATCTTGACGAAGTTTATCTTCACAAATCTCTAACTCCAGATAATGCAACACTGTTAGGTGATAGGTATTACTGTGACATAAAAATAGAAAATCAGGAATTAATAGCGAAAGGAGATATATCAATCTACGACGACTGGTACTATACCAAGGACAAAGTTCTAGAGATTGATAATAGGCTGTATTATCTAGGAAGAACAAACAAAGAAATTGATCTATGGAAATCAATAAAAGGTTAACAACTGTTGGATATACAGAACGCCATCTTGGCTCTGTTGAGGAATTCTGTAAGGAATGTCGATCTGCGGGATATAAGAATAATGAAAGCATTGAAGCAATGAAACTAGAATGGTGCCTAAGTCTCGATGGACAATTCTTTTTAACATATCTCAATGATAGAATTATTTCTTTGAGTGGCTGTCATCCCTTGAAAGAAGTTGGAGAAAATGTTTATAGAATATTATTTAGAGGAGCTACATTACCCGAATATCAGAACTTGCACGGCACACTAAGCAAGACACATATGAATTCGATTCCTTTTTACTATCATATACCTAGACAAATAAATTGGGCAACGATAGCAGGCTATACAACCTATGCTGTAACTACCAACCACAACAATAAAGACGGAATAGAATCAATGAATAAAAGTCATCGAGTGTTTAACCTACTCGAAAAACAGAATATAGTAACTTGTCTACACAAAAATTTATGGTTATTTAATAATCAACAAAGTGTTTGGAGTTTAAATGTAGATAATTATTTTATTTCTAGAAATAATTTTAAAGAAAGAAATGGATACAATGTTTGATAATACCAATTATCTTTTTATATTAGCTAACCAAGGAGCAGGTGGCCATCGGTTAGGAAGAATTATAAGCTGTATAGATACTGTAAGGTGGTATGGGTGTGATAAGAACGGAATATATCCTTGGGATACGTTTTATAGTAATTCGATTACAGGAAAAGACATAAGCGAATTTCATTACGATCGATTAATAGACAATATAGTAGTACCATTAGTTGGAGAAAGAATATTGAGATGGTGGGATAACGCTGACCATTTGAAATATTATCAAAATAATTTTCAGTCTGAAATGAAGAAAATTCCAATTGATAATACTAAATTTTTACATTGGGTGTTACACGATGATCCTCAAAGTTTGCATGACATGTTCCCAAATGCAAAAATTATATCGTTAATTGATGAAGATCTAGATCAAACAACCGACCGATATATGATAACTACGTCAGAATTTCCAGCGTTTGTTAAATTACCAAATCTCAAACCTAATTACTATAACCAATATGCATTAGATATAAAGAGTCTTATGCTTGCTCAATCAGATGTGCCAACAGAACAAGAGCTATGGTTTTATCAACATCCTAACGCTACAGCAGATGAATATTACAATTATGTGAAAAATATATTGGATGCTAAAAATAGAATGAGGTTGTCTTACAACAACCCCAATCATTTTAAATTAACATGGAAAAATTTGCAACTAGATTCGCTGCTAAATTTTTTACTATCTGAAAATATTAACGAAAACTACAAAACTTTAGTTAAGGAACAATCATTAATCTAGTCATTATAGTTCCAGTAGTCGGAACAGCTCCGCCATTGTAATAGCTTAAATTAAAATAAGTCCAATCTCCTGCAGTAAAGTTAGAGGCTGCTGTATCTATATCATCTAGTGCTGCTGCTGATAACGTAGCATAGTCTTCCACAGTGATATCTTTCCTTAATTTTCCAGTTATTCTTTCTACAGCGCCTGCTGTTGAATTTTGTATATCTGTTTCAAACAGCGTTTTAGTTAAATCGTTATCGGTCGATTTGAAAAACCAAACTCGCGTACCTGACGGGCATATTGTTAACAAATTAATAAGAAATATCTTTTTAGCGCCTGTTCGTGTTATTCCAATATTACATTCAGTTTTACCTGCTGTTACAGAAAAAGAATTTGAAATAATGTGTTCCAATCCTGCTTCCCACCCCTGTCTTGCTTCTGGACCTCTTAACATTGAAAGTGTTGGAAGAGCAAATTGGTCCCCGTCAAATGTATCACTTAGTAAAGAGTGAGTTCCTTCTACACCCACAAATAGGTTTGTTCTCATAGTTATTCCTTGATTAGTAGTTGACAAATGAGATCAGATACTTCGTCAACTTGATTCGTTTGATACGTGTGCGCTGTAAAATGCCCCAATGCATTTGTACCACTAGTATTAAAAAAATGTTCTGCCCGATTATATGCGCCGTCTATTGCTTCTCTTATATCAGACGGTGTATATGTTTCAGCACCAAACAACCTAGATTTTTTAGCAACCGCAGCCGGATTATCATTGGTTGCATTGTATAGATCGATGTAATGATTATATGTTGAACTCATGTCGGCTGATTTTATTAAAAAGAATCTAGAACCTGCTGGACAATTGTTGAAAGTAGCTCTCATAGATAACTGATTGAAGTTTACATTTGAAGATAATAATCTTAGAATAAAATTTACTTCGGGCCTACTATTGTCTTCAATGAATGCTGAATTAACAAACTCAGCCGGAAACTCACCAGTCTGCTGTAACGATTGATTTAAATTCCTACCGGGGTACATTTTCATGTTTTTAAGATGCACGAAACTCCAAACAGGGCGAGCTTTTTGGTTTACCGGCCGTGTAATCCGTGTACTAACACCGTCTAATAGCGGGTCAATGATATCGTACACGTTATCGAAAGTTACATAAAAATTTAATCTCATATGCTTATTTAGTCGTGTTTGAAGCAGTTTCTATAATACTATTTATTTGAGCTGACCAATCGTCTCCGTGTCGTATTTTTAACAATTTATCAACGTTAAGATCATTGTGGCGCATTGTTAGAATTGCGTCAGCAGAATTAATGCTAGTTTCAAATTCCTCTAAATTTAAACATCTAGGAGAATGATTCGATAAAATGCCAAGAGCTGCTCCCCGAACACTACCATTAAATTGATCAATTAAATCTCTTTCGTTAAATGAAATTTTTCTTACTAGTTCTTCGTCTTCAGGAGTTAGTGAACTTAAAAAATCTAAGTTACCGCTTAACCCTAACAGTGTTAACACAGATTGAAAATTTTTGTGCATCATAATAGGCACCATATGCGTTTTAGCAAATGCAATCATGTCTCTGTTTTCTTCAAGTATTTTTTCGTACATTCTAGTATCATTTTGATACCAAGTATACGTAGGAAAACTAATATCCCATCCGCCAACAAAGTGCCACCATTTAAATGCTACTGCATCCCCATTATAAATCATAATGATTCTGGCTTCTGGAAAATTAGTTCTTAACCAATTTAAGTTTTCGCCGTAACTGAACCAATGCGATTTAACTATTTTAGTTCCTTGGTCCCAATTATCAAAAGGTTTTTTAATTTCTTCAATAAATTCTTCTTTGGTTAATTTGGTTAGGTCTTCAAAATTCTCACCTATTCCGTTATCCGGCCCAAAGTATGCTCCGGTATGATTTCCCACAGGAACTACTCTTCCATTTAAAAACTTAACATCTAAATTATATCTTGGAAATTTATCTTTGTCTGTGCTATTCACATCGGGATGCAAGCCTATTAGAGACAGCACTCTGCTCCATTTAGATCCCGGCGCTCCGGTTGCAAATATAATATCGTTGCCAGTGTAATTCATTTTTTCCATATCCAATAAAGTCTGTAAGGGGTTCTATGATTCCCGTTGTTTTTTAAAGCTACTCGATCAACCCAATTAAGATTCTTATTACCGTTCCTATCGGTTCGTGTAACAACAACGGGATGAACATGTATATTTAAATTTAATTCATCGCTCCATTTTAGAATTTTTTCTTCGGACCACCCGTAGTACATTTCTGTAATATCGTCGTGATCTTTCATATTCCCTCTAAAAATTGCATAGGCTCCAGGTTTCATAACTCGTTTCATTTCCAACAACTGAGTTCTAATGACATCCTCGTCGCCAAAATTTATGCTGCCAAAACAAATAACAGCATCTGCAGAATCACTATCAAACGGTATAGTTGATACATCTGTTATAATATCAGCAAGTTCGTTGACTATGTCGATTCCTATTAAATTTTTTATATAAGGCTTATACTGATTATCTCCGCAGCCTAGATCTAATACCAAACTGGGATTTAAGTTATTGATAAAATCAATTGTTTCTTGTCCACATCTTTCGAATTTATTAATTTTGATACGAAAATAATTATCTCCTTGTGTTTCTAAGAGATGTTTTTTATCGTCGTCTAAATAAAAAGATTTAGAAATTTTATCAGTTAGTGAGCTCATGCTATGTTAATTTCTCTAGGGCAGGTTTTTAAAAATTCTAAAGTAGCGTCGCTAACAAACCCTGTGACATTTAATGTAGGCCTAGCATGATGACTAAAATTTGCAGTACCGTGTGGAATGTCTCTCCATGGCCAAGTCATGCAATCGCCTCGTTTCCAAGTTATGTAACTATTACCTTGTTTCCAAACCTGACCGGTTTTTTGATCATCTAGAAATACTATCAGTCTCATTATCTTTCTTTGATCATAATCGCAAGATGCAAAACTTTTGTAGTCGTTTCTTTGTTGCTTTAAAATTCCACCAAAGTTATCAAGATGCCAATAGAACATTTGGCCGGGCATTTGGACATCGTATTTTATATTTGGTTTGCCGCCGCCTAACATTGCAGGATTTTCAAGTTTAAAAATGTCAGCAATTTTTTGTAGTATAGGAGTTAGTGTGGCTCTACGAGTTCTATTCAATACTACATAGGGATTTTCGCCATCTACATTATATCCCCATCGTTTAAAATCTTTATATTCTAATGTATTATTATTGTCCCATCTTGTTTCGGCTCTGTAATCGAATGTGGCTGGTTCGGTATTGGCAGTCATTTCTAATACTTCTGAATCCCAATCCCCGGTAAATTTACATATTGGAATTATTATAGGGGGGTCTGAAACACTATCGTCTACAGTGTCGTCAAAGTGATAACTGCTTGTAGATTTACAAAATTCATAAAGACTATCAAATCCTTCGTAGGCTACAGGCGTTGCTGTTTTTAAATTTGTCCATAGATCATATGGGTTTTTATCAAAGTCCATTAATTTTTCTTCCATTTCCAATACAGCCTATAAGGATTTTTTCCATTGGATTTATCCAGAGATTGCTTTTGTACTGTATGTATCCCGTCTGTTAATGTTAGGTTAAATTTATTACTAAAGTAAGTTATGTCTTCTTCACTCCAGAAGTAGTGATTTTTAAACATTCCGGATAGTTGTTCTTGAGAATATTCTTCCCATTTTTTTATAGCTCGAACAAATATAAATCCATTAGGTTTGACCCACGAAAGTGATTTTGCTAAATTTTGTTCAATATAGTCTCTGTTAAAAAATTGTAGACTTCCTAGTAACAATAGCACGTCTGCAGAATTTTCTTCAAAGTTTGCTTCTAATATAGTTGATTGAAAATCTATTTTAGGAAAAGGACTAGCATCAAAACCTATTAAATTTTTAATTTTGTTTTTCCATTTATTTGTACCACAGCCTGCATCGATTACCAACGATGGTTCTAGGCTGTTAACTGAATCAACAAGCCAAGAATAATGCCATTGTCTAAGACTGTCTAGCTTATCAGGATCTTGTTTAGGAGCCCAACGTTCAGGCAGATATTTTTCATCTAGCCCTAGGGTCCAATACAAATCCTTAATCATTTATCGAATAGTCCGTATTCCAACCAGGCTTGATATTCTATAACTGGAATCTCATAAGTCTTCTTAGCTTCTTCTAAAAATCTAAGAGTCTTGTCTGTAACAACACCTGTAGTTAATAAACTAACTCTAGGAGTTAGGCTCGCGTTGGCAGAACTATGAGGAACATTTTTCCAATCAAACGTATGTATATCTCCGGCACGCCAATGGCTATAGGTGTAGTTTCCATATTGTGCAAAATGGCCCGGATCCCAATCAGTAAGCTGTACCATAATACGCATTACCTTAGAAGGATCTTCAGGATTAACTTTTTGTAATTTGTCTATATGTTTGGTAAAAACCTGACCGGGCCATTGTACATGAATTCGATCAAATCTATTTGCTAGCCCTATTTTATCACACATTTCTCTAAATACAGGTTCGAGTTTGTATTCAAAGTTAGCAATGGTCATATTAGGGTCAGCACCGGCTGTGCTAAGATCATATTCTTCTTTTTCAATATGTTTGTTAGGCTTGCCGTCTTCGGATCTAGTTCTCCAAGATACTGGTTGCGCCGATTTAATTACTTCTGCAAGTTCGTATTCCCAGTTACCTAAGAATCGTCCTATACCCTGCACACAGTCCCATCGTTGATCAATTTTCCAATTGTCAAAATGATATACGGATTTGGCTTTGAGCATTTCCCAGTTACTTTTAGATGTTTCCATGATGTTTTGTCCTTGTGGAATATTTAAGCAAATAAGTTACCGAAGATAAAATAATCGATTATAAATGTAAGTTCTGCACCTATAAACACAGCTAACCAATAGTTGTTTAGGCGATTCCATAGTTGCTTAATAACCCACCATGCTGCAATAACACGTAAGGTGTACATAACATCTGATTTAAGATATTCGATAAAGCTAGGAAGTTCTACAGCAGAAAAGTAATGACCAAAAACAAATGTGTCATAGGCAAAACTTAGCTGCGCCATAATAAACACAGCCAAATAGAAAGGTAGATATTTGTTAAGCAGTTTTACTATAGGCCCACTGACAATAAGTCTGTAGGCCACATAGATAATGTTAGTGAAAAGAAGTTCAATCACTTCTTAACAATTTCTGGTTTGTATACTGCGGCTACTCCAAAGGCTTCACTTTGCCAACGTACTAAATCTTTAAGTGCTTTTTCTTTAGTTAATCTGTTTAAGACATCTACAGCAGCTACTAAATCTTTACCAATTAACCAATCGTATTTTCCTGCATCTCGTTCTATGTCTTTCATAGCTTCAGGATCGTTGATCATTGCTACTAGAGCACCTTTTACTTTTAGAGCATTTGGGTTTCCCTTGTCCATCCAAAGAGCTTTTTGTAGTACATCTCGATACTGCTTTACAAGAACATAAGCATCGTATAACGGACCTTTAGGAGCCTTACCGTACTTGGCACGATACACCTGTTCTAAACTTCCTGCTTGAGGGTAGTTAGGATCAACAACAATCTTGCCAGAGTTAAGATCTAAAACTCCATGACTAAACCATAACTTAGCATCTCCCTTGTCAATCATAGGTTGAACATGTTTAATAAAAGCCGCGGTTGATTCGCGAGTAGCATTTAACTCTCCTCTCATAAAACTTAGTCTGCGTTCTCCCGAGTTCATACCTTTAACAAATGTTGATTTCTTTTTGTAACATTCTAAATACGCATCAATGGTTGGGAGTTCTCCGCACATTAGTAATGTAAATGCCATCATATCAGGATTGTTTCCGGATCCTGCCGCAAACTTAACTAACGAATCACTAGCATAAGGATCAAAGTTTGATCGGTAAGCAGTAACAATACTAAGATTCATCCCTCCAATAGGCTCGTAATCTCGATAATTATAGTCAACCTTTTCAGTTAAGAAACTCTCAGCATTGCCACCATGACTGACCATAATGGTCTTAGAATCTTTACGTAGTTCATTGTGAAACTTGTTAAATCCTGTAATGTCCCTAGCACCGGGAATATGTACTAGTACGATCCTTTCTCCTAGTTTAGGTTCTAGATGTTTAGCAATAATACTAGCCCATACACTAGTGCCTGCACCTGCTTCTTGAGGAACGACCATCTTATAGTCAGCATGGGCAAACCCCGCCATAGCTAACAACACACTTGCTAAAACTATTTTCATGTTATCTCCTTTAAACATATTTGATTTTAGTCTTGTTAAAAAACACACCATAGATTCCCGCAGCTATGGCCACGACAATCAAGATACCACTAATTGGCCTAGTAATAAGATCAGACCAATTATATAAATTAAAAAATTGCAGAGAAGTTGCTTCAAATCGATCTGCTAGCACAAATCCAATAATAACTGCTGCTCTACTAAGTTTTAAATATTTGAAAGTTATACCAGCTACTGCACAAAGTGCAAAAATTGCATAATCTTCCCAATAGCCAGTATACTGCACACAACTCCAAGTCATCAATGCCAACAACGGCCAGAAATAATAATGGAAAGGTACATTCATTATCTTAATTGCGTAGCGTATAAAAAATAAACTAATTGCAAAAGTAATAATCATTGCAGCAAAATAGCTGCCTCCTAGCATTTTAAAGAATGTCATGTCTGCTAAAAGTTGAGGAGTACCTAACTCAATACCAACATAAACAAACAGACTCATAATAATAGCTTCGAACGGTGCCGCTGGTATACCAAACAATACTGTAGGCACATACGCAGTGGCTTTTTGAGCATTGTTTGCTCCCTCTGCTCCAACGACTCCTTTGATATTTCCATTACCAAAAGCAATTTTTTCATTTTTATTAGCAGCTACGGTTTGTCCATAGGCTAACCAGTCAGCAATATTTCCCCCAACTCCGGGTAAGATACCTATTCCAGCTCCAATGCCACCACCTCTTAATCCGTCCCATTTGTGTTTCCAGCTGTCTCGAAATCCTTGAAATATCTGTGGCCATATGTCTTTGCTGTTAATAGTGACCGTAGAAATTTTAGATCTGTACGCTTCTAAAAGCTCAGGGACTGCAAGAAAGCCAGCTAGTATCGGTGCCATCTGTATACCAGTACCTAGATATTCCCAACCGCCTGTAAATCTAAATGCATTGGTTTGAGGATCAGTCCCTATCAATCCTAAAAATATTCCAATAATAGCTGCTATTATTCCCCTGAACCAATATTCGCTGTTGACAAAAATAATACATGTAAATGCAAGAATAATAAAGGCAAACATTTCTGGAATAGCAAATGCTAGAACAGCATTGGCATAATAGGGTAAAAATAAAAACACAGCGCCGCCCCATATGATTCCGTTAACCGTTGAAGTGGTAATTGCTGCGCTTAATGCTCTTGCTCCCTGGCCTTGTCTTGCTAGTGGAAATCCATCGACCATAGTTGCAGCACTACCGCTGGCTCCTGGAATATTCATAACCACAGATGCAAAACTATCTCCTATAGTACAGGCAACTACAATAGCAGTGGTAAAGATTACTAGGGTGTAAGGATCATGCATGAAGTGTCCTAAGAAGCCATATAGAACTACCAGCCCTGTGGCTGCACCGGCTACAGGAATAACCCCTATAATAAAACCATAAAGTGTTCCGGCCAAAAGCCAGAGTGTGTATTCTAACATAATAAGTTTTTAATCTCTTGGGGTATAAAAGGTTCATCCATTCGTTCGGGATGCCATACAATGCCTGCTATACTATTATCTATCCACGCTTCGCACTTTCCTTCTAGGTCCTGGGCAAGAATAGTTGCTGTGGGCGGAATTTGTTCTATGCCTAATGTATGATAAGAGTTAACATTATACTTTCTTCCTTGGTAAAGAATCAAATGTTCAGTATCCATATGCTGATCGATATCTTTCACTGTACCGCCTAGCAAATGAGTCAATAGAAAACAACCGTGACATATACCTATGATCGGTTTTTGTCTAGTTACCATAGCAGTGGATAACTTAGTTTCAACAACTCTTCTTATAGGAGAATCATCCCCACCAGTTATAATCAACGCATCTATGCTGTCAGCAAATGCATTGAAGTCCTGGTCCTGCCTGTTCTGCACAAAAGAAAGCGTATGTCCTTTCAAACACGAGTACCACCCGTGCTCAATCGAATCATACGCTCTACCTTTATGGAACAGGATTCTCTGTGTGAGTCCTATTTTCATAAGATTATGATTACCAACCGTAGGCTTCTTCTACTAGCTTTTTAGCAGCAGCAACTTCTCGAGTATTCTTGCAGCTGATATCAAATAAGTCTTTACGCATTTTATCAACTAGTGACTCAACAGTAGCTTGTTGTTCGGCAGTATTGACTAACTGAGCTAATTTCATTCCGCCAATGTTAGCATGGAAACCTTCATCGCGAGCAATCTTAGCATAAGTTTTGCTGATAAATTCGTCTTCAACACATTCGGCCATTTGATCCCACACAGCTTCAGCACGGCCTTCAGCAACCAATTGATAAGCAGCTAGAGCGACTGGATCTGTTTCGGCTTCGTACTTGGCTAAAAGTGCAGCACCTTTAGCTGTTGGCTTTGCAGCTTCAGCAGCAATAGCTGCTTCAACATCAAGAGTTTCCCCAGTAATATGTTCGATAACATCTCTAACCATACGGAAGTGATTAGCTTCGTCGTATGCTTGCTTAGTCAATAGTGCTAGTTCTTCAGCAGATGTGCTAGCTGGCATAGAAGCAATAGACTGAGCGATCTCAACCATGTTCATACGCTCGTTGACCATACGTCCGATAAAGTGTTGAACTAGTTCTTCCTGAGCAGGTTTACTGTCAAAGTAGGCTTTTACATTGATTTGGCTTGCTTTAAATAGTGCTTGATTTTCTTTTTTAATCTTAGCAACAAACTCGTTTCCTGTTAGCATTTTTCATCTCCTTGATAACTATATATGCTTGTGCGATAAAAAAATTCCGCAGAATTGAAAGATTTTTCTATATCACAATATTATTTACCAAAAAAAGGAAATTTTTACATGAACACTAGAATTTTTAAGCTAATAAAAGAAAATTTAGAATTAGCCTTTAATTTACCAAAATATAAAGAAGTTCGTGATTCAATCTGCGAAAATACCCGTATTGATTTTCTACCATGGACTCCGGCCAGACACGCTAAGTTTGAACAGCACGTAGCTGCGGCACTACAGTTTGTCTCAGTTGATCTAAAAGGAACGGTAGCAGAAGTAGTAGATAAACTAGATAAACGTTATCTAAATCGCTTCTTTGGAGAAATTTGGAAACCGACTACTGAGATTTACCAGTACAGCGGCTGGGGGCTGGTAGAAGAAATTAACAAAGCAGATCCTAAATCAGTATTAGACTTTGGCTGCGGATACAATCCATTCAAAGGGCGCATTAACAATCTAGTTGGCATTGATCCCTATAACAACTGTGCAGACTACATGGTTGACATTTTAGATTTTAAAGTAGAGCCGGAAAGTTTTGATCACATTATTGTATTTGGTAGTTTGAATTTTAACAGCCGAGACGAAATCGATGCTAGATTTGAGAGACTAAATGAACTATTGATGCCCGGTGGCAAGATGTATTTTAGGGCCAATCCCGGAATCACATGGCCTGCTGGACCCTATGTTGATATCTTTCCATGGACATTTGAAATAGCTCACGAGTTAGCTAAAACTTATAGCTTAACATTAGAAACATTTAAGAAAGACAACAACGATAGATTGTACTTTGTTTACAAGAAATAATATTAATCATATATGGCATACTGAAAGTATTTCTCAATGCTTCTATCCATTATCTCTTTATGTTTTTTCTCGTTAATCCATCCGTGACAAAATACAATTAATCTATTTTCGTCGAATTTTTTTAGTCGATGAGGAGTTATTGCATGACCTATTGGATACCAGTCGGTGATATCTAGTACTGTGACTTGAATCGGAAGATTATTAATTTTTACCACTAAATATCATTGTTCTAAAAAATACATTTGACACCATAAGCATTTCTATCTTTGGAAGATTAGCTGGATTGGTTGACATTTATTTTCCCTTGTAGTTTTTCAATATTCCATATAGCAATGCTAACATCGGCAGTGCCTTCTGTGTGTTGAATGTGTTTATCAACCCATTCTCTTTGAATAGGATCTTCGATATTGTCTATGGTCCAATTAAAAGTTTGTTTCAAATAATCTCGAGTAAATCTTTGAGGAACAATATTTTTTTGATCACAAAATTCTAGCATTAATCTATTGTGTTCTGCAATCATTGCTTTCATAGTTCCGTCATCTTTGTAGTATGGTCGATAATTGGGATATGCTATATTCCAGCCACCAGCACCAAACCACCCCTGCTCACATTTTTCGTTGGGTCTAAACACCATAATTATAGGGTTGTTTGGAAATGTAGATGCAATAAAATCTAAGTGATGACTTATGAAATGACTTTTTACCAAGAGATTGTCCTGTGAAATATCTTTCCATTCTTTATGAATTTCTCGAATTATAGAGCTAGGATCTAACGCTGATAATCGATCCCAATGTTCGCCAACACCGTGCCCGGGACCAAAATAAACTCCTGTGTGAGTTATACTTCGTGCTAGGGTTGTAGGGCCAGTGTGCGTGTATTCTCGTTCAGGACTTCGATCAGTGGTATTAAAATCAAGAGATTTTATTGATTGCAGGATATTTGCAGTCCCGGACCACTTTGAACCGGGTGCGCCAGTGAACCATACGATATTTCTATTCATGCTGTATTTAATAACACAGCATAAATGATTACCGATTAATTGAGAGCGGCCCAGGCGCCAGCCGCACGACCCATAAATTTGTTAGTAGTAGAATTATAATACATCATACCATTGGTTAATCCTGCACCAATTGCTGTATTGGCTGCTGCGTCATCTGCGAACACAGGCAGTCTAGGTACAGAGTCAAAGCCCATCCAACCTCGAGTATATGCTGAAAAGTTATTGACCTTCCAGGTCATATTACCAACAGTAGTTCCTGAAAGTTCTGCTCTAGTGGCTCGGGCAGTGCCGTTGTGCAATTGAATTTTCATCAATGCTGGAATTAGTCCTGCGGCTATAGTACCTGTGGATTGAACTTCAAAGTTAATTCCGCCGACACCAGTTGGTTCAACTCCGTCATAGGCATAGAATTGTATGTTTCCAACGTCGTCTCCGTTTTGAACAATTTGAGGAGCATCATCATTTCCTCTAGCTCTGTATAAGGCCATAGGAACTGTTTGAACATTGTCATGATACTGTTCTAGAGTTAATAACTGGAAACCATTTTGAAATGAATTTTTTGTAAGTACAATTCTTGATTCTGTTTCTCGACCGCCACCTACAGTTATTGAATCATTCACCTGTAGATTTCCGTCAACGTTGATGTTTTGTTTAAAGTCGCCGTTGTTGGTAAATTCAACACTTGCCGAATCAGGGCTGGCAATTCTACGAGTAGCTATCACACCACTGCTTACAGTTATATCGCCGTCAACGTTGAGATTTGATTTCATGTTGACAATGTTTGTCATTTCAATACTTGATGAATCGTCTGTGGCGATCCTAGGAGTATATACAACTGTGTCAGCATTTATAGATCCGGAAGACGATAAACTTGAAGCTGTTACGGCTCCCGTTGAGCTATTAACAATCATTGAGCTGTTATCACCTACAATATTGATTGTGTAATTGCTGCCTGGTATAACACCATCTCCGGCGCCTCCAACAACAGTTACAGTAGCATCAATTCTACCAGCTGCATCATTATAGGCAAATGTAATTCCTGAATGTGATCCTGATGTAAATAACGAGGCTGCTGCATCTTGAGCATCTTCTGTAGAGATGCCAGTTGTAGTGGCTCCTCCGACAGTAGTTCCATTACCTACAAATAGTTGGCCTGTGGTAGTGTCATAAATCAACTCGCCAGTTAATGGAGTGATTGCAAGTCGTTGTGCAGTGGTCCCTCTGCGAATCTGTAAAGGCATATATGTAAACTCCTGGAGCTTTATTGTTATCGTATTATTTATGCCTTTACCGATTTTCTAAATACTCGTTTTCTGTCAAAAAAATAGGGCCCGTAGGCCCTATTTTATACCGTTATAATTACATAGCGGGTCCGTTTCCGTTCTTAAACCCTACTACACCGCCTTCTGCTTCAATACGTGCAATAACGTCTTCAAACAAGATAGGTGCAAAATCTGTTTGTTCTACACAAACACAATGATAACGAACATCGTTTTCATCGCTATAAAGGATTTCTCCAGTTCTAGCATCAACACCTCGGGCCTTCTTAACACGATTTGCGTGAGTGTGTCCGTGAATGTTAACTCCAAAACGGCCCAAGCTGTCACTGTGTACAGGAATATGACTCAAGATCATTCCGTTCATAACGTGGTATGCTCGTAATTCTCTAAAGTACTGCCTGTACTCGTCGTCACGAAAGATGTCGTGGTTACCACGGATAAGCACCTTGTCCCCATTCAAACGAGATAAGGTTTTTAACGCCTTGCGGTTGATAACCACATCGCCTAAATGATAGACCTTGTCCGTGGGTTTTACCCGTTCGTTCCACGCCTTGATCATGGCTTCGTCCATTTCTTCGGGACTGTCCCAAGGACGTAACTTAGTAACACCATCGTTACGGGTAAATCGACATACACCAGTGTGACCAAAGTGTGTGTCGCTAACTAAAAAAACACTAGGCATAATAGCCTCCTTTCGTTAATGAACGGAGGCTTCGGCTGCGACCTCACATTCGACTACCCAGTTATTAAATTGGGTAAATTTGTTTACTTCTAGACCTAATCCAACTGCTTCATTTACAAAATGCTGTAACAGAGCGTTGTATAGTTCGTCGGGCATTGTATCTTTATCAAACTTAATTTTCATCAGTATACTTCTTTTACAATGTTGTACTCTTCAACTGGCCACTGGGCCTTGAATTCATCCGACTTAACATATTCATTGTATGCCTTGGCATCAAAAAACATTTTATGAAACTCTGTTTTCATCGAACCTTTTTTGGTTACTGTTAAGTAAACCGATTTTGCTTTACCTGCCATTTTGTGCCTTTCTATGCTGTTAACCAATCGTCGCTGTCTCTATATTCTAGAGATTCGCTGCCGTCATACTCTTTTATTTTAAACTGAACTCCTACGGGAATCCACTCTACCTGTAATGTATCTATACCTCCGGTATATAACTCCGGATATTTTAATTCTACATATACTTTGAGTTCATCCCAACGTTCTGTTTCCACATATTTTACAATATTGGGATCGAACAAAATCTCAGGATACTGAGTATTCCAGGTATACCACCCGGCCCCAAAGCCAGGAGAATAGACAATTCCTACTTTTCCGTTTTCTTGCAATTTATTCATGTTTAACATTCTAAATCAATGTGACGACCTTTGTCCAAATCCAAACGAAGGTTTCTACTTACTCGATCTGCTATGACCTGTTCAAATCTGCGTTCTTCAATCTTTTTGGCGTAATCTTGTTCTCGTTGTTTTTCCAAACGGGTTTGATCTAATCGATACTGTTCTAGATTATATTTTATAACGCTTTGTTCTGCTCTTGAAATATTCATAACTCATTCCTAAAAGTTCGCCAATCGTCAATATTGGGTTTTTCGTCCGCATCGTAGGTCCAGCCCAGTGCCTTCATCATGCGATGCTTGACCAACAGATTTGGACTGCGCCACTTGCCTACATCATCAAAGCCCATCATAACACCCAATTCACAAACAGCTCCGCTTCGGCAGATACCTGCAAAGCAATGAACAACCACATTCATACGATTGTCCAATGCGTGTTGTAAGAGTCGAACAATCTCGGCGGCCTGCTCGTGACTGCATTTCATTGATTCTTCCAGCACTTGATCTTTTTCTTCTACGTCGAGAAACTCAAAGTTGTGCCGCTCTTTAAATTGATGTTTGGCCTCCGGGCGCCAGCTGGCTGGATCTACAATACTGATCAGCATCGAATTAGGGCCAGCATCGTGATGAAATCCTATAGGGATGTCAGCGGCCGCTACATTTTCAATCCATGGCATATTTGCCTCCTGTTACAATCTGTAAGAAACACGACCTTTTGATAGATCGTAAGGGCTAACTTCTATCTTGACACGATCGCCTAGAATGATACGAATCTTGTGTTGTTTTAGTTTGCCGCTGGTGTAACACAGCATCAAGTTGGGCATATTGTCGATTTTAACTTTGTACATACTACCCGGTAGAACTTCTTCCACAACACCTGTTAATTCAATTATATCTTCTTTGGCCATCTAGTTTTTATCTTTCCTTTTTAACGCGGCCAATTCGGCTCGCTTTGTTCCAATCGTATTTAATGCCATCTGGGCACTTTCCGTCTTTGATGCTGTCTACACCAAATACTCCTACAATTTCAAATTCGCCACCTTGAATGGTAACAAACACATTTAATTCTTTGGCAAATGCCAATGCCAAATCCAAATTGGCAAACTCTGTTGAGCTTTGTTTTTCTATTACCTTGTACATACAACTATTATACGGTCTTTTCTTCAAGTTGTCAAGTGGTCCGGCCAGATAAAGAAAAACCTCACCCTACAACTATGTTGTATTGGGTAAGGCCGTATTGTTGATGACAGACTACTTATCACATTATACTCCGCCTGTCAGGGAGAGTTATTATTTTACATCGTATTCGTAGTTTACTGTATTCAGATTCTCTCTGTAAACTCCAGCTCCATTCTTAGTATGAAACTTTTTGGCCATCTCAGTTTTTGGACTAAGTGTAACAAAACGAGTTATACTAGGAAATTGTTGTTGTATTTCTGCTACAGTTGCTCTCAGCAATTCTACACCAGCCCCTGGAGCATAACTCCAAATGGTATAGAAAATTGCTGCGGTTGGCACTTCCGTATCTTTGATCAAATCATTAACATCTTCCGGTATGAAATCGTGTAAACTCACACACACCATAGCTCGGGGAATGTCATCAACTAGAGCACTTACAAACTTGTTCTTGCCTACTCTAAACTCTTTAGGCAACTCAGGGCGAACAGGATCATCCTTGATGTAGTCTAAGAGTGGGTCAGTGAGATTAGTGATAAAGGATAACATTTTTTTCTTTCAGTTTATATGCGTACTTATCTCTTTTAGACAAAAAGTGTGTTACAATTTTATTACGGTAGATATTCTATGTCAACTGCTAGAATAAATCTGTAATCCATGCTTTGAACTATACCTGGTCGATGCCATTGATTGCTGGGATACAACAACCAATTGTAATCACTAGGTCGAACAAAAAACTTTCCATCGCCTTTGGGTCCGTCGGGAGCCATTTCAGTTCCGCAGTAATCACGGTCTTTTACATCCTCGGGAATGTGCAGATAAAATATACCACTTAACATCTTGGCATCGGGATTTGTAGGATGCCAATGATTGTGCCACAGCGTTTCACGATCTTCTGCACCTTCTAGATTGGTCATAAATGACCA